GTTACTTGATGTTCAAGACATTACTGTAGGAATTTATAAAAGCGTATTTAATAATCTATCGCAACTTAGAGAGTCATTTTCAATGATTATTGTTGATGAAGCACATCTTTGTCCTGCTGATTTATTTTCTACTGCTTTAAATAACTTAAATGCTAAAATAAAAATTGGTATATCTGCTACTCCTAAAAGAAAAGACGGTAAGCACGTTTATCTTTCTGATTATTTTTCTCCCTTTTTAGTATCGGCAAAAGATCCCCGAAAATTAAATGATCCTTCTGTCAAAATAGTACAAACTGACTTTAGATTTCCTGTAATTGATCCTAAAAGAGATTGGTCTAGGCAATTAAATAAACTTTGTTCTAATGAGCAGTATTTAGAACTAATAGCTAAAGAAGCAATTTCTATGATTGCAAATCGGCGTTGTCCTCTTATTTTAGGAGAAAGAGTACAAATGCTAAAAGATTTACAAAAATTAATTCCAACAAGTATATGTCTAATAGGAGAAACAGATGAATCAACTAGAAAAGATGTTCTTTCTAATGTCGGAGGAAAATATAAAGCTGTGCTATCAACAAAACTCTTTGATGAAGGCATTAGTTGTCATAGGTTGGATACATTGTTTCTCACTTGTCCTAATAATAATCCTATTAAGCTTGAACAACGAATTGGTCGTATCATACGTGAACACGATGATAAACAGCTGCCCCAAGTTGTAGATTTTTGGTTAAGAGGACCAATTGTTAATCGACAACAAGCAAAAAGAATAGAGTGGTATAAAAGTCGTGGCTACTACATACTTTAATTGGTACGAAATCTATCAAGCAGCACGAAAAGACCCTGCTGCAATAATAATCTTGACATATGGTCTTACTAAAGATTATAATGAACCTATAGCGTGGGGAAAAGGAAGATCTCTTTTAAATAGTCTTAATATTCATCATATACCTACATTTTTATTTCAGTCAGGAATATTAGAGGCAAGTAAAGGAAACATATTTTCAACATTTAAAACTAAACAAACACAAAGCTATATTAAAAATACAAAATTTCTAACATATAATGTAGCAGCAAAGTATAAAGTTGATTACTTAAGAACGCTAAGTATGAGAAGGGTATCTGATAAAACAGATAAAATTCCCGCATCATATATAGAAGGAAAAATAAATAATCCTTTTTTAACAGTTGATAAAGATTTTATTTATTTTCGATATGAATCTCTGGATACAGAGATATCCTAAACACAGAACTAATGTTCAACAGGAGGATACAATGGTTGCTTGGGATAAAGCAAAAGGAAAACAAAATACAGGTCAACGTCGAGAAATTCAACGTATGACAATGAATCTTGGAGATAATAAGATTCGTCTAGTTGGGGATGTAATGCCCCGTTATTGCTATTGGGTTACTACAACAGAAGGCAGAAAAATGCCTGTAGAATGTCTTGAATTTAGTCGAGAGACAGAAAGTTTTGATAATTCTGCGGATAACCCTTTCAAAGAAATTGATGAAGCAGTATATTCTGATAAACCTCAATTTTCTTATGTGTGCAATGTTATTGATCGTGCAGATGGTCAAATTAAATTGTTTGATCTGCGCTCTACTATTTATAGTCAGATTGTAGATTATGCTGCAAACCCAGAATATGGGAATCCTGCAGATGCTTCAACAGGCTATGATGTAACAGTTAAGAAAGAAAAAACAGGACCACTTCCTCAAAATGTAAAATATACATGTATTCCTGCACGCGCTAGTGTTGCGCTAAGTGCTGAGGAGCAAAGTCTTGAATTATTCGATCTTTCTCGTATTTATAAGCGTCAAACTTATGATGAGCAAAAAGAATGGTTAATGCAGAATACTGCTTATTTTGCCGGTGATGCTGGCGACGAATTCAAACCAGCAGAGGAAATTGACGATCTATCATGAAAAAGTCACTAAAAGATTTAGTGACTCCTACTACGGATGAAAGTCCCCCTAATAATAATTTTGGGGCTTTCACTGACGTTGATGGGGGTCAAGCAAAAATTGATTTAGACCATCTACGAGGGCATGAGGTATTTTTTGCTACTCCTTGTTATGGAGGTATGATAACAGATCAATATTTTTTATCAATGTTTAAATTATCTCAAGCGTTTATGCAGTATGGTATTTCTTTTAGAATTACTACTTTGCGTAATGAAAGTCTTGTAACTCGTGCCAGAAATATACTTTCAGCTATGTTTATGGAAAGTACCGCTTCTCATTTATTTTTTATTGATGCTGATATTGAATTTGACGTAGATTCTATTCTTAGAGCACTTGCATATGACAAAGATATTTTGGCAGCTGCTTATCCTAAAAAAGCATTGCCTATTCAATATGCAATAAATTTTAAATTTCTTGATCCTAATACTAAACAAATTAGACTTGAAAATGGAGCGGTGGAAGTACTTGATGCATCTACAGGATTTTTCTGTATTAAGCGTAGAGTGTTTGACAAAATGAGAGAATCATATCCTGAACTACATTATAGAAATGATTCTAATATTGATGAAAAATTTCATAAATATTGTTATTCATTTTTTGATACTCTTCATGATCCTGATGATAATCGTTATTTATCAGAAGATTATACTTTTTGTCGTCGTTGGCAAAAACTTGGAGGAGAAATTTGGTTAGATCCTAATACTAAACTTAATCATGTCGGAACTTATACTTTTGAGGGAGATGTGGGAAAAATTATGACTGTGGGAAATATCTAATTTGATTGATGAAGATTACCAAGCTTGGGAGCTATACCCACAACACCGTTGGATATTTAATAAATTAGATATAGCTCTTAGGCTTGGTTATCAAGCAGGACCTGCTTGTGTTCCTATGCCTCGAACTCCTTCTACTCTTTTTAAAGCAATTATAAGACCTATCTACAATCTTTATGGAATGGGTATCGGAGCTACCATACGCACATTTAGACCTTATATTGATAATGAACTTATGATTAATCATAAGTTCATATCTCCTGGATATTTTTGGTGTGAGTATTTTGAGGGACTACATTACTCAATTGATTATAAAGCTACTAACCAACCTAAAGGATCTATTTTTAAATGGGATGCTTTTTGTGCTATGGTAGGAGAGAAATCAGAAGATAATTTAACTCGCTTCACAAAATGGACTTGTGTTAATCCTCCCCCAATTGCGCTCCCAACTTTTTTATGGAATATAGATAATGTTGATTTTCTTAATATTGAATTTATTGGTAATAAAATAATAGAAATACATTTACGAACAGGTAATGATATTTTTCATGAAAAATCTATAGGAACAATCGCAATACCTATTTGGGATAACGAAGAAAATAAAATAAAAATTTTAGAAAAACAAGGTTATACATTTAAAGGTAATCATCATTCTGATTCCTTTAAGTATAATGCTGATGGGCATTTACAGGATATTAGAATAGGATATATGATAAAATGAATGAATTAAGTTATGCGTTAAATACAATATTTTTTATTATGTCAGGTGCCATGGTTATGTGGATGGCAGCAGGATTTACAGCTCTTGAGGCAGGATCTGTTAGAACTAAAAATGTTACAGAAATTTTAACTAAAAATGTAGCACTATTTTCCGTAGCATCAATAGCATTTTTGTTTCTGGGATATAGACTCATGTATGGGTGGAATGAGCCAGGTACTCATTCCATGTATGCTGATTTCTTTTTTCAAATGGTATTTGTCGCAACAGCAATGTCTGTTGTATCAGGCGCAGTAGCAGAGAGAAAAAAACTATGGTCATTTTTAATATTTGCTGCAGTATTTTCTGCTGTTATATACCCCTTAGAAGGTGCTTGGACTTGGGGTGGTGGATTTCTAAATAAGCTAGGTTTTTTTGACTTTGCTGGTTCAGGTATAGTACATATGGCAGGAGCAGCGGCTGCACTTGCATCTGTAATTATGATTGGTGCTCGTGATGGAAAATATGACGAGAATGGAAAACCACAAAATATTCCTGGCTCAAACATGCCCCTAGTTGCACTGGGAACACTGATATTGTGGTTAGGCTGGTTTTTCTTTAATGGTGGTTCACAACTTGCATTTTCTACTGTAAATGACGCAAATGCACTTGGTAAAATCTTTGTCAATACAAACATGGCAGCAGCTGGTGGATTGCTAGGCGCAATGATTGTATCTAAAATTTGGACAAAGAAAGTTATTCTTAATGTAACTCTTA